TTTGAAATCTTGTGAATAACGAATTGACATAAAAATACTCCTATACTTTCATTTTACGGACTGAATAAAAATAGTCCATTTTTTTAGTATAAGAGCAATCAACGCTTTCACCACGTGCGTTATTTAGCACGAACATACTCATATTTACTCCTTTCTAAAACCCGCCCCGAAGTATTGTGTATTTGTTGGCGAGCTTTTGGTTTAATTAGCTGATCTAACCGCTCTAGCTATCACAGCTTTAGAAAACTTATTCATAGCAATATCATCTACTGACTGGTTAGCTTCTGTAGTTTGACCTAGAATGCCTGACAATAGTTGAACCATGCTGTTAAGCAATTGGTTGCCTTGTTCAATCTTGGCTTCTAATGTAGAACTATCACTAGTTGCTGATGAACCTGTAGCACCATCACGCTGAGCCATTGCAACTGCTGTTTTACCAAGCAATTCAAAGCCTCTAGAACTCTTCATACCACTCAATGGGATTATCATTTCTGGCTGGTTACCCTCACCAATTTCAGCAATCTGATGCTTTGTAATCAAACCACCGTTTGCATAACCGTGACCTCGACCTAAGAATGATAGGCTGTCACCATAACGATGCTTAGCATAGTTCAATCCAGCTAGTAATGAATCATAGCCATTGAATGGGTTATTATGCCCCGGAAACTTATTGGCATTAAATGTAGATGTTATAACCTGCATCAACCCTTTAGCTAAATCACCAGTCTTATTGTTAATATCACCAATGTTACCCTGTACAGCCTTTTCGTTACCACCTGATTCAGTTTGAATCTGGCGTAACACCTTATTAACCATGCCTGAACTTGTTGAAAGTCCGTTAGCCTTTAAGGCATCTACAACTTGTGAACGCCAACGTGAAACGCCTGCGCCACTTGGTGCGCCTTTTCCTCCACCACCGTCACCAGTGTTAGAGTTGTTGCTTGATATAAGCTTCTTTAGGAAGTTACCTATACCCTTGATACTTTCGTCTACCATACCCTTAGATGAGGCATGCCCTATATCACCAACTTCTGGTATTGAGTTGATATTAAAGGCTTTAGTAGCTATTTCTGTAAGACTCTTGATAGGGTCTGTAATCTTAGATAAGGCATCACTAGCTGCATCTGAAACATCGTCCCATATATTGCTAGCACCCTTAGTAACTGAACTAACGAATGACTCTAGACTAGAAGTACCCTTAGCATATCCTGGTAATGTCTTACCTAATCCACCTTGGAATAACTTAGCTGTGTCTCTAGCATTCAGAATCTTGTCACCAGGTTTAAGATTAACAACCTGAGCACCATTGTGACCTAGTAGGTCTATCTTGCCTGAATATGGTGAGTAACGGGCTTCAATACCTGCTTCACCTACTAAGGCTTGACCACCTGATGCGCCATCAGTACCTGTTGCATAGGCTGGCATACCCATAGGCGTGTAGCTGTAGTTACCCTTAGTAACATCAACACCTTTAACACCGAACCCTTTAACAAGTCCGTTGAAAAATTGTCCTATGTTGCTCCAGATACTGTTAGTACCTTTACCTTGCTTAGAAGCAGCTTCCATTGAGCTATTAGCTTGTGCTACAGCATGACTAACAACACCATGGGATTGTTCCTTAGCAGCTTTCTTAGAATCATCACGTTGTTTACGTGCTTTATCTACAACATCATCACGTTGCTTTGTTGCTGACTTAAGGGCTCCGTTATACTGATCTACTGACTTGTTGATAACGTCTTCTTTTTGCTTGTTAGCTTTGTCAACAACATCTTTATGTTGGTCTTTAGCTTTCTTAAGTACATCGTTGTGTTGCTTTGATGCTTGCTTGACTGTGCCATTATACTGGTCTACAGCGTGGTCAATGGATTGCGCTTTTTGGTGGTTAGCTTCATCAGTAACCTTTTTACGCTGTTCCTTAGCCCACTTGCTGTTACCTTTATACTGGTTTTCGGCAGCCTTTACAGTGGCATCATATTGCTTGTTGGCACTCTTTTCAGCAGCTTTGTACTGGTTTTCAGCAGCTTTCTTAACGTTTTCGTACTGGTCGTCTGCAGCTTTCTTAACGTGCTTATACTCTTTGTCTGCGGAATCTTTAACCTTGTTATATTGCTTTTCAGCTGCTTTAGTTACTGAGTTATATTGCTTATCTGCAGCATTTTTAGCAGCCTTGTACTTCTTATCAGCATTTTCTTTAACAGTGTTATATTCTTTTTGACTCTTGTTAAGTAAGTCTTGTAGCTCTTTGTTAGTGAGCTTACCCTTAGCATCGACAAGCTTGCTTAATATTTCTTTTTGTTTGTTACTTGATACTTCTATTTTTTGAGTAGCAGTACCATGAGCTTTAGCCTCTTCTAAGGATGTTTTAGTAGCATTTTTAACCGTGAGGTCATTAATAGCTTTCTTTTTGTTTTGGTCATCCTTTTCTAAGGCTTGCTCTTTCTTTTTCTGGTCACGTTTTACTTGATATGACTGAGCACCATATAGTGCTGCATCATTAGCTATTTTTGTATCCCAAGACTTAGTATCGTCACGCTTTTTCTTGTTAAAAGACTCTTCTAACTTCTGGCGTTGGGTTGCATAATACTTTGATAGGGTAGTACGGTCTTCCTGGCTAAGCTTTTCAACTCTCTTACCTTTGTCAGCTTCCTGTTGAATATCCTTTAGTCTTTTTTCATACTCTTCCTTAGACATTAATCCGTTTTTTCTTAACAGTTTAATATCAGCTAAATCTCTTTCAGCCTTTTTGTCATAGTACTTCTTAGAAGCCTTGTCTAACTCTTTATAAGCTGACTTAATATCTAGCTTAGGTGCCTTAATCTTTATTTCTGGTTGCTTTTTAAAGGCGTCCTTAAAGGCATTATGGAACTTACTTACTATCTTTTCAGCTGTCTTGGTGCTTCCTAAGGCATCACCAATAGAAGCCCCTAATAGTCCACCTACTACTGTACCTGCTCCTGGTATTACTGAACCAAGTACAGCGCCAATTGTTCCACCTATGGCTGTTCCAGATACTTTACCAGCAGCCTTAATCTTGTCCTGTGACTTGTTAGAAGTCATAGCCTTGTATATAGAATCACCAACATCAAACGCTGTTATTGCAGCTGATATTGGGGCTACTACCTTACTAGCAACCTGACCACCAATAGAAGCAACCTTACCAAACTTAGATACTTTACCTGCTGCTGATATGGCACCGCCTGCACCTGCAGCTCTAGAGCCTATTATGCCTGCCTCTGTGGCAACTGTTTTAGCAGTACCACCTACGCCACCACCTACTGATAAGGCGTTATTTTCCATCAGTACAGCGTTTTGCTCTTGGATTGCCTTAGTCTCAGCTTCAATACCAAGTACCTTAGCACCCCATTTAATGCCACTGGCTAAACCACTAAACGTATCTAGTACTGTGTTGGCTATTTTAACTGCGCCATGCATACCCTTGAACGCTAGGTTAATAGCTATAATTGATTCAGCCATTATCTTAAACTGCTCTGGGTGTTTCTGAGCAAATTGTCCTAGGTCTTCTAGCAAAGGCATAGCTATCTTAAGGGTGTCACCCATAACACTAAAGCCTGTGCCTGATAAGTCCTTAGTTGCACTAAAGAACCCTATAATTGAATCCTTGTGCTTGGCAATGTAATCACCGAAACGCTCTATGTTCTTTGCCATGCCCTCTAGGGACTTGTTAGCAGCTTCAGTGAAGTCTTTTGCCTTGAACTCTTTACCGAATGCCTCTGTAATCGTGCTAAAGGCATGGGATATTGATTCACCTACTTTGTTAAACTCTTTTTCAGTCCTATCATCAGAAACCCACTTAGATATTGCTCCAAACAATGGGTTTTTAGCATTCATAATAGGATTAATCAAAGCCCCCGCTAATGCTTCACCACGGGCTGATATAACACGTTCCATACCTGATGCTGTCTGTAACATATTTTCACTGGCTGTCTTATACTTATCACCCAGTTCATTCATAACCTTTTCAGCATCTTCGGCTGATATTTTACCTGCAGACATCTGAGCGCGTAACTCAGACATGGTCAGCTTCGTGTTATGTTGTGCTTCCTGTTCGAACTCTAACAGCTTTTCACCAAACATTGGCAACTGGTCGGTAATGACGTTGAAATCACCTAACTGCATCTTTGATGAGGTCATCATGTGGGTGAAGTTAAGACCTAAACGCTCTGTAGCCTCTGATGAAAGACCTATCGTATCAGCCATAGTCAGTACAGACTTAGTTAGCTGTTCTGTAGGCTCTTTTTGGTTAAATACGTGGTAAAATTGCTGTTCAAGTTCGTTGGTTAAGTCCGTGGTCTGACCAAAAGCAGTAGATATGCTCTTGATTCCTGATACCATTTCCTTAGACTTATCAGCATCACCTGTTAGAGTAGTCCAAGTGGCATCCATAACTTGCATTTGCTTGTTATATTCTATGGCACCTTGTACAGTCTCTGAAAGCTTTTCTTTCATCGTTTCAAAAGCATTAGTAACAGCATTGGCTGCTAAGTTACCTAAGAACACTGACTTGAAATGACTAGACGTACTTGTTAATTTGTCATCTAATTCATTTAGCTTATTTTTAGCAGATGAGATACCTCTAGTCTCTGGCTTAATCTCTGTGTTATTGAAATGCTTAATATCAGAAGTAGTAGAAGCTAACTTAGCCCCCATTTGTTCTACTCTGAGCTGTTGCCTCTTATAGGCATCTGAATTTTTATCGCCCGATTCAGCTAACTTACCAAGTTCTGTCTTTTGGATGGATAACTGCTCTGTGTAATTCTTTTGAACGTTCTTAAGATTTTCAAGCTTAACTTTATTAGCTTCATCTTCACGACCTTCTGCCTGTAATTTCTGAACCCTAGCTTCAGTTAGATCATTTCCGTGCTTTAATTCGTTATTGAGTTTAGCTAATCCTGATTCTTGATAAGTATAAGCTTGTTTAGCCTTTTCGAGTTGCCCGTTATAAGAAGCATATTGACGTTCTGCTTTGGCTAACTCATTAGTAAGGTACTACTGTAAATCTTGCCCTTTCTTGGTGCTTGTGTTTACATTATCCAAACCACTTTTAAGGGCTTCTATTTTAGTCTTTTGGGCTTCTAAAGTACTTTGCAGTCCTTCGTATTTAGCTTTGGAGGAGCTAACCGCATCTCCTGAAGCCTTATACTGATTTTCCAATATTTTAGCTTCAGCGCTACTATTCTTAACTTCACGCGTTAATTCTTTTAAGGCTTGTGAGGCACTGTTTGAATCAAGCGTTAAATTAGTAGCCATTTCATTAACAATTTGTTTAGCCATTGTTTACCTCCTTTCTAAATAGATTGTTCTGCTGTATCTGGATCAATTCCTAGTGACTTCATGAACTGCGAGCCAGTCATTGGCCTTTCTTCTTGACTTTGAGCACTCAATACTTCATTCAAACGATAAAAATTTTCTCGTTCAAATTCAGATGGTAATATGTGCAGGTTTGTCAAAACATTTTGTTCGTTATAATCAAAATCTTTTATGGCTGTGTCGAGTGCATCAAATTTTTCTCTTAGGCTTCTAAACCCACTTCTTCTTCAGTCGCCTCAACTGTTTCAATACCTAAAATTTCCGCGCTAATTTTATTAGCTAAATCAACAGTTTCGTTAAATGTCATATCATCAATCTTCTTTGCTTGTGCCGATGTCAAACGGAGGGTATCTGTGACATATGAAATTGTTTCATCTTGAGTAGCTAACATCGAATCTAGCATTTCTTCAATAGCCTCTTCACTATCTCCTCTTGTTGCTTGGTTAATACTCATCTTCACTTGTGTTCTTTGGAATTTCCAAGTGTCACGTACCACTTTATTAGTTGGCTCCACTTCGATTGCTTTTTTAATTCCCAATTCTTTTGCAACATTAATTTTTACTGACATGATTTTTTCTCCTAATATATTTGTTTTGGAGCCTCGTTTTGAGACATAATAAAAAGCCGCTTAGCGGCTTGTGAATTTATACACCCAGTCCCGGCCCGACCGTCTTGAAGACATCGGCCAACATAGCTGACTTATCGAATTTTGGTGCTGAACTAAAGAAGTACTTACCAAATCCATCATCACCACGTTCTAAATGAGCAATAGTAATCGCATCAGTGGCACGGTTGTCATTGGTATTGTTACTTGTCAAAGTATGACTAGCTTCTGATGCCGTACCCATATACATACCAATATATAAAGGCTTGTTAATATCAAATGATTCAGCTGATTCAGCCAAAAATGCAACTCTGTTATTAGGGTCTGCCTTACCTGTAATAGTGAAACCACCCTTACTATCAGATGGCATACCTAGCACAGCCATTTTAATTTCATTTGGCAACGCATTGATAGTAATCACTGATTGAGCATTACCCTTACCAGCTGACTTGGCCACTAATTTGTTGTTACCGAAAATATCAGTAGTAGAACCAGACAAATTCGTTAGTGCAACAGAAGCAACACCGAATGAATTATCAACTGTTACATCAAAAATACCAGTTTTATCTGATGTTGCCTTATCTGTGTATTTGTAGATTCCGTTAGCGCCGGTTAAAACGCCACCTTTCTTGTCTACTAGTGCTAATTTAACGCCCGCAATTCCTAATGACATATATTATTTCTCCTTTATAACTTTGTTCCGTGTAACTTGAATAGTTTGATAATCCTGTGGAATTTCGGGAGATTGTAATACTCTCCCTTTAATGTCGGCTATCGTATAACCATTTGCAGTTAAGAATCTCATCAGTTCAATCTCTACATCGTCATAATCCAAATCACTATCAACTGAATAATAGATTTGAATAACAACGTTTTGAGCTACAGAGTTGAATGTATTGCTGCCGTAACTGCCTAAACTGCTATATGCATCCCTAATTAAAAGAGATGTCTGACTAGCAGGCACCTCTTGTGGGATTAACTTAGGATAAATACCATCAGCCCAAGTCACGTGTTCTTTTATTAAATTAAAGGTATCCATTACTACTGTCATGAACTACCCCATTTCTTTTCTTGTATTTTTTTTAGCACTTTCGATTGTGCTTCTAAAACTTCATTTTGCGATTTGTCTCTGGCGTTGTCCATGAAACTATCACCAGGTACATTAACGATTTTACCGTCTTTGGTTTTTCGTCTCGTACCGTCATTTAACCAATGCGCTACACGAGCATGGGGGATGCCTCGTGTATCTTCAGATCCTGTAAAGCCAACCGCTGTACTACCATCTGATACAGTACCAACTAATTTTCCTGTCTCAACACTATCAGCCAAATGTTTCATTTTACCAACTTTACGATTAGCATTGTAGTGACCCGCGTCCTTTGTTGCTTGTTTTAGGTTTTTAGCAAGTACATCTGCACCGGCTTGTGTAATTTCTTCACGTTCTTCAATCGTCAAGTTTACAACACCGCCTATTTCTTGCAACATTTCATCAAGTTGTTCAGATAAATCAGCCATTTTTCACCACCTTTTGTAAGGTTATGAGGTCAACAGTATCACGCCCAAACGACTTATCGGGACTGATATTGTAGATACTATAAATAGTGCCGTTAATCTTAACGTTTAGTGTTTTTACTACTGAATCATCATGGCGAATAGCAATCAATATTGTTTCAATGATGTTGTTGCCAGCAAATGTGTACTGTTGCGTTAAGTTTTGTGTTCGATAACCAAACCATCTTGAAAACGATGCCATAAACCCCTTAATCGGATTCCCGTTTTTAGGATTGTAACCAGTTGTTCCCTCAACACCAAATTCAGCACGTTCGTTAAATTCAAGTGGATTTATCGCCATCGAACGCCCCCTTTTCTGCTAAATAATCAGCATAATTACCTCTTAATTGGGCAATAATGGAATTAGTAGCTAAATCAACTGGAAAGGCTTGAACTAATGATAGTGATGTCCTAAACGTATAATAGCCACTTGCTAAAGCGATGGTAGCTACATCTACAAGTGAAGAAATATTATCATCAGCATAGAATTTATCGTCATCAGTACCAATAGCGTTTTTAATGTAATTGGTCGCTGCTAAGATATATCCGCTTAACAAATCATCATCAACAGCAGAATCAACTCGCAGAGATATTTTTAAACTATCTAAAGTTACTGTCAAAATTGCCTCCTTTCTAGGTAACAAAATCAAACTTTTTAGTTACAAAATGACGTATTTTTGAAGAGACAAAGTTACATTTTTTTAAATTAAAAAATGAGAAAGTGCAAAAAAGTTACAAAAAATGTGTAACTTTACTAAAAAAATGTAACTCCTGTATCCCTTGATAGACATAGTCCCAAAAGCAAAAAGTTACAAAGTTACATAAAATACTATATAAATATATATATATATTATTACAAGGTTTAAACGTAACTTTGAGTAACTAAAAATGTAACCCGCCCACTTTCGTGTACTGTTTATTTCCTAAGCGAGTAAGTTTAATTACTTGCCAGCCGTAAAGTTAGCCGTTTGGTCAGCGATTGCCTTAAATGAACCGGCAACAAACGCTTCTGTATCTGTTGCTACAACATCAAAGCGATCAATAACACGAATCTTAGTCAAGTCCTTTTCAAAAGCGCCGGCACCAATGTTCGTTGACAACAAAGACAATTGTTGACGGTCAAACAATGTGACAGCTTGCTTTAAGTCACCAAAATACAATGGGTGCGAACCTAATACATCTGGCAACCAACGATCAGCCACAACTTTAACTTGCTTACCATCGATAACTTTTACATCTGACTGTGTAGGGTCTGGTTGTAGCAAATAGTTTCCCATTGCATCCTTTACCTTATTCAAAACAGCCAATCCTGATACGTTAGTCAAGAAGAATGACGTAGTTGCAACAGCAGGGTCAACGGCAGTTGATACCATGTCCTTAACATCATCAAACTTGGCAATGGTTGGCTTTTTAGGTGCGGCGTTCATTACCGCAATAATAGCCTTGTTACGAGTAACAACAACCTTCTTAGCAATCCATGATGACAACCATGCCAAAATATTTTCAGCCGTGTCATTCAAAAGTGTATTAGTTACTGTTGAAATACCAGCATAGCGCTTGATTAGGTACTTAACGATTGCTAACTTAGGGTCATCGTTATCACCAATAGCTGCATCATCTGCATCCAAGTTGGCCAATGGTGTAACATCAGACCATTTCTCGTATACACGTGAACCTGACAAAGTTGATACTGATTCAACATTGACATATTGTTCCAAGGCATCATATTGGCGAACAAGCGTGTGAATAGCTGTTTGAATATCTTGTGGAATAGTCAAACCAATAGCGTTACCGCTCGAATCAGTGCTTGAATTAATTTGATTAACCACGGTTGGTACACCTTGAATCATGCCCTTAAAATTATCAACGAACTTTTTCTTCAAGTCGTTTTCTTTTGGCGTTAATTCAGGTGTCGGCTCTACGATTTCATCAACTATGTTTTCAGCTTGTGCTTGCACCAAGTTTTCGTGTGCTAAGTCACGCTTGGCGATCGCATTTGTAATTTTTGTTTGGATATCAGCAACATCTTCTGCAGAAGTAGCATCATCATCAACCATGAGCTGCGCTTGATTTTGTAAATCAGAGACTTTTTGCCCTAAATTCACCCATTTTTCGTTCAAATCGTTAATATTTACTGCCATATTGGTTATTTCTCCTTTGTTTTTCCTAATAAAATAGCCAACTTACTTTGCTTTAAATCGCTAGTAGGTTGACTATTTTTTGCTTTATTTTCTAGTTTTTCAGTCTTTTCGGACTTATTCAACAAGTTTAATAGCTTGTTAACAGCTGATTTAGGCACAATATTGGCTGTTGCGTTTGAGAAAGCTGCCTGTTTTTCATCAACAAACATGATTTCATCAGCAAACCCTTTATCAACGGCTTCCTGCGCGCCAATCCACGTCTCTTGAGCCATCATGTTAAGCAAATCACCTTGTGGCATGCCTGTTTTTGATTCGTAGGCATTAGCAATGGACTTATCAATACCATCTAGCACATCAATTTCGTGTGACAAGTCATCTTTGTTACCAGCCCAACTACTAGAGGCTTGATGAATCATAATTTGAGCTGTTGGTGATATTTTAACTGTATCACCAGCCATGGCAATGACACTAGCAGCACTGGCGGCCAGCCCTTGAATATTTACAGTTACATTAGCATTAGCCGATTTCAACATCGTAAATATTTCACTTGCTGCAAAGACATCTCCACCATTTGAAGCAATATTTACTTGAACATCACTATCAGGATTGTCGGGATCGTCTTCATCATTAAGAATTTGAGCAACTGTACTTGGTGAAATGTTGGACATTCCAAAAAAGTCATAAAACGCAGCGGAATCATCATCAACAACGGTGCCCTTAATATCAATTGTTTTGGTCAATATCTTCACTCCTTTCTGTATTTGTTTCAGGAATATCTGGCATGTCAGGTGGCAGATACCCTGTCTTTTTAAGCAACCACTTTGCTTCAGCAGCTGTCAGTGTGTTACTTTGCTTAAATGTGTTTATATTTGTGGTGTAATCATCGTTTACTGGGTCAATAGCTGGTTTAATGTCGATATCAACCGAAGATGATTGCTTATTTGATAATTCGCTGGTAATAGAACGTCCAAACCTCATAAGAGCTTTGGCGTAGTCACCACCTATCATTTTTAACGAGCTTTGTTGGTCACCTTGTCCGTTTAAAACTGAATCAGGTATGCCATAGGCTTTTGCAATTTGCTTTGAAGTCCAATCTGTTTGAGCAAGTAATTTGGATACATCCCCTTTGATTTCAAGCGGTGTATAGGTTTCTAGCTTGTCAATTACGACTGGACCGCCATTGGAATTATTGATTTGGTTCATGAATTGCCGTGACAAAGCAGATTTATGCTTGGCTTGCATTAATCCACCGCCGTCAACTTCCAAAATACCAGGTGTCAAAACAGATTTTGCTAAAGCATTGATAGTCAATTTGTTAGATGACTCTTTGATTTTCAATTCACTAGCTAACGACCGTAATGGACTGATTCCGGTTGCACCGCCGTTTTGACTTAGCAATCTAAAATGAATCATATCTCCTGATGGTATGCTTTGTTTAATACCAACTAGCGGCGAATCGAATGTAACATTGTAGTACAACCCAGAATAATCATCTAATGGAAATACACTAACCTGACTAGGTCTCAAATATTCCCATCTGATATCTATTCCGTTGCGATTGCGCCAACGATACACAAAGGCTTCCCCACCCAACAATAGTTGAGCATACACCGCTTGCCAAAAGCTATGTCCGTTCGTCCAAGTCGTTGGATTATTCAACATACTCTGATTCTGCGAATTATCAGTAATCAACTTTGATGAAGCTAAATCTGCGCTTAATTGAAAAACGGTAGAGTAAATGTCTGAATTTCGTAATGCAACATCTGCACTCACATAGTCATCCTTACCTACCGGATTCAAAAAGTTCACAATTTCAGGATCATCAAAATTAATTTCGTTACCACCACCCACATCTAAGCTGTTTAGAAAGCGCGGGCTAAATAATGGCAAGATTAATCACCTCCTTTCAGTGTGCTATTAGCAATCATTTCAGTGACTAATCCTGTAACAGCAAATGAAATAGCTAGCGTAACGCCACCCGCTATTTCATTTAAGCTAAACATTGCCCAATTAATCGTAATCAACGCTGCTAAATAGCACATCAAGTCAAATATTCGCCAAATAAACGGCAATAGTTGTTTAAATATCATAGTTCGTCTCCCATCAATCCGGCTTCATCACTAAGTAGCCAGTCTAGTTTCTGTTGTGGTGTCATTCGTTCAATCTGCTTTTCAGGGTCATTCACATCTGAATAATCTTCAAAATGTATCATCCCCTGATATAAGGCATCAATAATAGCATCGACAACATCAATTTTTAGCGTTGCTTTTGCTTTATCTACCTGAATACCTATCTTGTCCTCAATGACTTGTGCATTCAACAACGCTTTTTCCATTATTTTGTCATCAAGCCGTGTAATTGAACTCTCGACAAAGGCAGACTGTAAGAACTTAGTAGGGTCTTTCAATTCACTAGTCCGCTGTCTAATGGCCATCAAGTTCCAAGATGTGTTTAATTCGAGCTGTTTAATTGCTGGTGTTGCACCCCACGCATCGTAACCAAAAAAGACAACCTCTAATCGGTTGTCTTCTACGTAATTTAATAACCATTGATAAACTTGATCATCATTTATTAGTCCTTGTGGATGTGAGGTGATTGTACAATAACCTTTCTTAGCCAATTCACAGTAATTGATACCATCTTGCTTTTCTTTAGCTTCAATACTTCCTGCTTTTTCCCAAGGTATAAACGAATGTTGTTCCACATGCCAATGTCTCTTACCTTTGCTGTCGAGATAAGGATAAACAAACGCAATCGCTGTATTGTCACTAAACATTGAGTAATCGTAACCTATGTAAACTTGCTTACCATAAATTTCAAACCTAGCAGTAATTGCACGCTCAACATCTGATAACTTTAAAAAGCTATTTGTTGATTCTTGCAACCACATGTTAAGGTTTTTATTCTGAAAATCGCTAATGGTTCCAGCTAACAAATCGCTGTCTCTTTTATCTACTAGCCCTTGCATCAAAACATCTTTTTCGCTTTTCAAATTAAGTAACGGATTACTTTTTATCCAAGTTTCAGGCTTAAATGTTTCATCAAGACTATCATTAGCCCATATCAATCCAAGATAGCTATCAGCATCTCTATTCCAGTCCTGTTCCATAGCCTGTTGGATCATCTTTTGGTCTTCATGAAATGGAACGGTTGGGTCTGGGTATGAGGTTGATATTTGAATAAATTGACGATTTTTAACCTTAACTTGGCCTGATATGATTTTAGATATCTTATCACGACTTTTGATTTCTCCTATTTCATCAACAATCGCTGTAGTGAAATGGAAACTATCATACTGACCTGATTCATGAGAAATAGCACGCATTACATTGTTCTTTTTCTTCATGATAATCTGGTCGGTTTGTATCATTAATCCAACTTCCTCTGCATAGGTTTTGAAAGGTGGCTTGCTGATTAATTTCTGCATCATACTCTTAATATATCCAAACAATTTATTGGTTTGCTTAAAATTAATTGAAGCAACTAAGAAATCTTGGTTTTCAAGTCCAATAGTTTCTACCAAGAATGAATATGTTTGAACGATGGCCATCATATATGTTTTACCTTGACCACGAGAAACAGAAACAATCACACGACTGTAACGCTTGCCACCATCTTCGTTACGCCAACCTATCATTTGAGATAGAATAAACTTTTGCCAGTCCATTAATTCGGTTGGCTCTCCTGTATCAACGTTAGGGCATATACTTGCAAACTTAAGAATGTTTTTGGCTTGCTTAACAGAATAATGAAATTTAAAATCGTCATCTCTTTGCCTTTGCAAGTCACGTAAATGTCTAAATGATGCCAACTTAATAAAGTAGCCTTGTTCAATTTTTTCATCTAAAACATCAAAAGCATATTGCGTTCCCTCATCGTGGTAGCGCATCCTTATGTCTGAAAAATCAAGTGAATGATAGATGCCGATAACATCATGACTTATTGTTAAATCAATCTTCTTCATCAGCAAAGAACTCCTTCATTTGTGATGTTGAACTTTCATCACTATCTTCATTCCCACTTAATTCCATTAACTCCGATCTACTCTTTGGTGACAAACCCAATTCTGACCCTATCTTCGCTAAATTCTTTAAGGAATCGCTATAAATATTTGTCATAGGATTACGTTTGTATCCCTGAAACGTTTTGTCGATTACGGTTCCTTCAAAATCTTGAACGGGTTTATAAATCGCTTGTACTTCTCCATTTTCTCGAACATGCTTGTAAGCATTTCTATAGATTTCATATTGAGTACAATACATTTCTACTAAACCAGAATCAATGCGATTGACACTGCTTTGTGTTTCTAAAAAAGGCACAACTTTACGCCAAATCGCCTTAGCTTGCTGTCCTAAGTAGGCTGGAGGTGTAATCGTTAAACGCCCGCCGTTAACATCTTTATCAACTTTTTTAACCAACGCTTAACCACCTCCTTTCTTGTCAAGCCCCCCCCCTACCTTAAAATTTTAAAAATTGAACATTTTTACAAGATGACGATATGTGTGCGCTCTATTGTTTAAGCGACATAGGCGGGGGTATTTTGCATTTTAAACTTTGTTTGGTATCAACACACTGAAGCCCTTTAAAACGTCTTAGAAACGATTTTAAGACTGTTTTGTTTCATCAACTTATTAATCATAGCTATACTTCTAACAGGACTAACATGCTTCAACTGATTGTCTCTGCCTGTGCCATAAGTTAGCTGCTCCCACTTGGTCTTTAATGTATGACATCTACTACACGTCACTGCAAGATTAGCTATGTCCGCCTTATCATTTGGGGATGCTTCAACCGGTACGATGTGATCTACTGTCTTGCCTTGCTTGACTACACCATCACACTTACAGTATTGACACAAGTAATGCTGTTCATCTAACACTCGCTGTCTTAGATTAACCCATTGCTTTGTCCGATAGAAGTTATACTGACCACGCTTAGTATCATCACGATTGCGTGTCACTGTATTGTATCTGTGCGTTGCTTGCTTATCTCTTGGAACATACACACGTTCTTGGTCTGCATGTTTAGCACAGTAATGTTTGGGTAACTCAACCATATTGAAGCAACCATTAGCTTTGCAACGTCTGACTCTCACATCAGTGACCCTTCACGGAATCCTCTACTCATTGGACGTTCACCAGTAAAATCTTGGTAGTTAATGTCAAACTCTTTGTGGTTTTCAATCTCCGTGTCTGTGTTCCAATCAATATTAAGACTGACCAATGGTCTATTGCTACGCAAATCACCAATCAACTCACCGTCTACCCACACCTTTGGTACATCACGGATATCATCAAACTCAATACGAATGTGTGGTTGTTTTGTAACGTGTTCATCATTCTTAATTTGTTTAACAGTTTCTCCTAACAAATCAAATGCCCGTTGTGCTCTCGTAGTATCTAAAGTGATGTTAGTAGATAGTTCAGTGTTGATATTTTTTCTGCCAACGCTATCATCTTCTTGGTACTTAGATTCAAATTCCTTGGCGTTCATAATTGAGATAACACCTTTATTGATTACTAAATAATCACCTACATATAGTTGTGAATACTCTTCCTGTTCAAAGTTATCTCTGTTTGTTATGACTCCTATTTGGCTACCTCGCAAAAGGGATTCTGTGTATTCGTAAGGAATACCATGTTCATTTAAAAAAGGGATAACATCAGTTAAGATGCTTCCCTTGTTTTGAATAGCTTCAATTTTGTTTACTTTTTTAATGTATTGCATAATGTTCTCCTCATTCACTGCAAAATAAAAAGCGCTTATGCGCTTGTTTCATTTATGAATTTTATATCATGCCGATATTTTTTATCACCAAATAGTGTGATTTCCAAGTGAGCATTGTTTTCTTGCAATATATTGTATTGTGTCATATCTACTCTCCAATCATCCCGTTCTATGAAGTTGATTTGTTTCGCCTCAAAGCCCTTAATTATGATGGGACCTTTGTTTAAAGTTGATAATCGCGTATCATGATATACAATCTCAATATTTTTTATCATTAAGTCCGGATCATTAATATTGAATATATCAATCTCGAGTTGAGGTATAAGAATATTAATAGGAGGTTCACCAGGCATTGGAATTGCCACTACCCTAAATACTGGATCAACATCAAAATTTATTTTTGTCCGTCTGTAACTGATTGCTAACCATACTGCACTTATTGTTCCAATAGCACCAAACCAATCAGCCCAACTCCCTACCTCTTTTATTGTATTATTAAATAAAATAAGAGAGCGTAAAATATCTTGTGTAAACGCACAAAAGATTTCTAAATTGTATAGAAATAGGGAATGCCTTCCCTTATGATATTTAGTAACCACAGAAA